ATTGTGTAGTAGTCATTCTTAAGTGTTCTTGCTGCTTCACTTTCATCAGCATTAATCACATAGTATGGTTTCTTGGTTGGTTCGTTTTCATTCAGATTCTTAAAAAGTACATTCTCATTACCTTTCGGACGTTTCGAGTGTATCTTATATATAAGTTTCATCTTGATACCAGCCGAGGTCTCCATTTCAATAGGTTTAACCAAACCATGACCGTTTATCACGGATGCAAGGTTCAATTCCTCATTGATTGGATACTTTAGTCGGAAATATTGCTTCAAAAGTTCATTCACATGAGCATCTATCTTCTCATCCCACTCTCCATACGTTGCGGTTCGTTGTTTGAACTTGATAGCTTGTGAAAAGAGTGTGTCGTAATTACCATGTCTATCCTGTGCAAGGTCTGTGAAGTCTTTCACATTTTCAAGAGTAATCGCTGATGGTAGCGATTTACACTCAAGAAATTTCTCTGCATAAGGAAGATATATCTTTTTCAAAGTTGGTTTTGAGAATACATGCATTTCTGCATTATATCCCATCATACTAAGATTGGACATACCTTTGTAACGACTAGTCGACCATGCTTTCTCACTAGTCAGTATACTATGCATTGCCTTGTCAACGATAAAATTCTTATCGCCGGCTAGAGCATGCTGTATTGTGACATGTGAAGTTGGTTTTCTCACCACTTCACCAGAGTTAGCAAGCACTTGTTGAACAAGTGTAGACTTTGTCGGGTTAAAATCGCCATGGAATTGGGGGCAATTTTTATTTGGACACTGTTTCGGAAACTGTTTGTGATTTTCATATCGATATGGGTGGTTGTGATTGTAAAACTCATTACACCATTTACACAAGTGTAAATGGACCCCATTCGAAGAAACAGTATCATGGTTCAAGCAATATTCGAGATCTTGTTTCGAAAAAGAGCTAAACCATGTATGACCAGCGTTAGTAAGTCCGTTGTGTACACCAAGTATAACCATGGCGTTATTGGAATATCCCAACAAAGGCAGTCCACAATCCCCAAGGCTAAAAACCTTTGAGAGATCAGATAAACCAATGAGAGTATATTTCCATACACGGTCTTGTAATGCATAGTATGGATTAGTTGGGTCTTCTTTTGGACTAACTAGTCTAGGTATGTAGTCAAGTGTGGCTGCATATGCCGTGGTGTTGTTTGGAACAGGTCTCAAGAACCAGCCAGTCATTATCTTATGATAATTATCGCCAGTTCCCAAGTTTCCTGTAATATCGGCGAATTGAGGTAGTGTATTATCGCCACGTATAATTGCCAAATCACGTCCTCGTTGTATAGACATGACAACACCGCCATATTCTTGACCATTACTCATAATCTTCACTCTGTCGCCAACACTTCTAAATGCGTGCGAAACAGTCATTATGTAACGTTCTTTGAGACCAAGACCGAAAACGGTTCCGATCCCTTGGAGACGCACATATGATCTTTGAAGTTTAGCCATCCACAAATTAATTATGGTAGGTTTTTGATCTTCTACTTCTTTAAGAGTGAGCATATTAGCTATAGAAGAAGAACCTTGGTCGAGCATGTCCATAAGCATTTTGGGATACATTGAAGTCCATGTCATAAAAGTGTCCAAGTCTTTGGTCTTAACAGCTTGCATGATCATCTTGCATGCTGCGTTTTCAGAGTCTTTATACTCAGAAGCAATCGAATTACCACGAATTTCCCATTCATAGTCACTTATATGTTTGCGCATCTTAGCGCCACCATACCTTTGAGCTTCTTGTAGAACAGCTTCGCGAGATTCTTTGCTTTTAAAGCAAGCACTACGCATTTTATTCTCCAGTTCAATACGACGTGGATCATCGTCTTCATCTTCATCTGTTGAACTATTACTCTTGGTTTCAGTAGTTTTACCAGAACATAGTTTATACATTCCGTAAATCACACTGCCTGCCCCAAGAAGAGCTGTAAGTGAACCAATTATGGTTATGATCTTTTCGTCTTTGAAATATTTCAAAGGATCTTTCTTCAATCGATCAATATGATTGCGTAAGGTATAGCAATGGTTCCAATAATGCATCATAGCACTATTTGAATCATTCAAATTACCCATATACACATGTATAGCCTGCATAGCCTCATTGGTGATACGTTTCAAAGTATCACTACGGGCACCACCAGTAATAAATCTAGAGTACTCGTGCAGAGGTATTTCATATATCATTCCATTCTCTTGTACCACAATGGTATAAGTATCTGGATAATATCGGACAGGTATCAACAATGCAAAAGTGTTACCAAGGTAAATTGTATTATTCACAAAGTGATAAGTCACATTGATGTCTTGTACACGTAAGCGCACACGAACGTCATATATAAAATCGCCAAGTTTGTTGCAAACACTTTGGAAATAGTGTTGTAGTGATTCAGCAGTGATAACCACATTTTGTGGAACCATTGCTAGTGCATTCTTACTTTCACGTTCCATCATTTCACGGAAACGTGAGGTAAGTTTAAGCCCAACTGATTTATAGCCATACAAATGTGCCAACAGTATATTAGTGTATGAAGTAAAGCAAGGAGCCATATCTTCAATTTTACCAATATCTATGTCGACATCCCAAATTTCTTCAGATGTTGGTATGTACGTTTCTTTTACAAGTTTAATAGTTGGACTTTGTTCAATTGCAACTGACATAAATCTAGCCAAAGTTTGTACAATTTCGCCATTTGAAAATGTTTGACCATTTATATAAACGTCACATGAATGGTGTGTTTGGACAGTTATCTGTGTAGCAGGACTATTGTAGTAAGTTTTACCATCAACAGTAACTGATCCATACAATCCATACCGGCGTAAAAGACCTGATGACAGGCCTTTAAAATCAGCTATGAAGCTTTCTTCTCGAAAGCCCCAATAACCG